TGCATTAACCCCATCTAAACTAGGATTCTTAAAAGCATTTGTTAATGCATTACTATACCGGGCATATTCAATGTTGGCTCTATCTTGTTCTGTTAAATCTTCATTACGCTTCCATTGACCAGTGGGTATAATTGCTTTATCATCACTTCCAGGAACATATGTATTTTTTGCCATAAATACATTTTCAGCAATACGCCCTTCTGAAGAATTTATATATTCATTAAACTTTTCTTCATCAAACCCTGCCTCTCTTGCAGACTTTTCAGCAGCACTTGCATCTTGAGAATCCTTCATTAAGTTATATTCCGGATCTCTTTTACTAGGAAGAGTGTTTAAATTCTGCTGCTCCCAAGTAGCAAAATCTATTTTATCTTTTTCAGGTGCATTTAAAGACGTATATGTACTAACAGCTTTAGGCTCCTTATAGCCTGATCCAAAATCTAATGGTTCTTTAAGACTGTTCTCATATATGTATTTTTCAAAAGCTTTCTTTTGTACTCCTTCCGATATTATTTCATCTGCTTGCTCCTTGTTATAAGGCAGAGGTATTCTATAAGAAGCTTTTGGAGCAGGAACATCAAGATTCATATTCATCTGAGCTAGAGGTAATTCATCTACATACTCAGCACCGGGAAATGAATAATCCTGATCTGGATGCATAAGTGTAGGGGCCCCAACATTGGGGAGAGCCCAAACAGGATAGGGAACACCTTGCATAGTTATTTCATTACCTTCTATTCTTGTAGGTTGTCCAGGGTTAGACCACTGCCCCATTTGATCAACTATTATCTCATTGGGTCCTCCAGGTAGTCCTAATCTTTTTGTTTTTTTATATGCGTCCATTATCTGTATGACATATTAAGTTTGGTATTATTCAATTTAAGAAGCATCTTCCTGTCTCCAGAAACTACTCTTCTTAAGATCACCTTATTATAATAGTGTCTGAATTTTTTACGTTGCTCTTCAGGTTTATCATAATTTAAATTTAATGCATTTAAATCACGTATATAGCCATTTAGTTGAGTTATAAATGCTTGCTCTTCTGAATTAGAAAATTCTCCTCTATCATTTGTTATATCCCAAAACTGATTAAATCTATATTTTTGCTCTTCTTTTGAATAAAGTATTTTTATGTCATTTGGACCTATAATTGGATAAGTTATCATATTCAAAGGATCCTCTTTTGGATGAAGCTCTAATTTTAACAAACCAGAAATCTGTTCACTATTATAAATAACAGACTCATCAAAATTAAAATCTAGATCGTGCCATCTATCATCCCCACATGTATCATGCAGATCACCTTTATATACAAACGCCTCTAATTGATATTCTAAACTTCTTACAGTGTTCACCATTTGCCCAGTAGTCTCTATAAGTTCTATTTCCCAAGGATAATCAACACCATAGTAATTAGCATAAAGATCGCACCTATAATTGTGTTTCCAAATTGAACCTACTTTATAATTAGGTAATTCGGATACTAGCTTAAAATAGTTGCAGATCAGGGGATCTAGATTAACATAATCAAGATTTCCATTTGGACCAGTCTGATAAAGATCGTCACACCTTCCTGTTGTTGTTGTAGTTGCATTAAGAACCGGGGGCTCTGGACAATTACAATCTACTAATCTACATATTGGGGGATTATCTGGATCACAAAGTGAATGGGCATTTGGTGGTATAGTATATCCATTGTTTGAATCCGGATATACCAAGCTATACCCTTCAGGACATTCACAACTACCAGCAGGTGCGGTTTCTATTTGTACACATTGCAGTTCACCTTCACAAAAACTTAAAGAGAATCCATCCGGGCATTGACAACCGCTAGGATCTCCAGATTGGAATGTTCCACCATTTAATGCAATTTCTTGTGTTGAGAATATCGTTATATCAGCAAGATCTCCAACTGTAGATACTACTGAAGGGTTTTGAAGTTCTGCAGAAGTAGCATCATATATCTCTGCACCAAAAGATGCAAAACTTCCGTCATTATAACCTTGCACTTCAATAATATTTGTACCAGCCTCTAAATATATTGGAATAATATGAAACCAAGCAAAGTTATCATCATCTGCTGTGCCTCCAGTTGGATAATTAAACTCAACAAAAAGTTGACCATTTACCTTAAATCTCATTCTATTATCTGCAGCTAAACCAACACAGTACTCCTTAGATTCCGGAACTTCAACACATTCAGTAAATCCTATCCACTCCTGTACTGGTATATGATTGCCACTGCCGTCTACTAGCCCAGTCCAAACACCTATATCATTTAATCTTTCACTCCACATTAGATAATTGGCAGGAACGCCAGTAGGAGGTGGGGGTACGAGATTTAAGATTAAATCTTTTCCAAGCTCTACTCCTGTGCTATCTTGCAACATCATGGTTTGATTTGGAATAGGCGGTCCTGATATCGCCACAGCTTCTATTACAGGATCTGTAGGTAAAGCAGGAATAGATCTGAATCTGGTAGTTTCGTAGAATATTGCACCCCATTTACCATATGCAGCATTTGGAGGAGCCTGTATTACATTATAGATGATACCACAAATAATAGGAGCCGTTGTAATTCTTTCACAAGTTTCACTTGATTCATTATAGGTGAATCCTGGAGGGCAACCATTTATTGTAGCTGCTGTTTCCAATACTGTAACAACAGCCGGTGCAGTTTCATCAATCAATAATTCACAATTACCTGTAATAGGATTTAATATATATCCTGGAGGACACTGAGGCTCTTTTGTTTCTAAAGTTTTAGTTGTAAGAAAGTGTTCAACACTTGGCAAGCATAGATCAGGATGCCAATCATGAAATGATATCCAAGCTTTAGATTTAGGATCGTAGGATACAGTCCAACTACAATTATCAAAATACTCAGGATCTCCAACATCTATCTTTGTCCTTCCTACAAGGCTGACCAATCCGCCTTCTGGTGGTGGAGCACCTTCTACTGTTTGGAACTCCTCTTCTTCAGGTAAAAAAGTTATAATTCCCTTATATTTATCTTTAAGTTTAAAATCTTTTTTGCATATATAAACAATATCATCTGTTATGTCATATATGATTTGACAACCGACGCCAACAACAGGGTTATCACCCAATTCGCTTTCTTCCATTTCAGGAAATTGCTCTATAAGAATTGAAGGTAAATACTTATTGAACCACCATTTTAAACCTAAATTAGAAATAGGGTTAAGACCTTGACCACTTTGCTGGAAAATTTTTCCTTGTGCCTGTGATATAAAGAAGAAACCATAAGGAGTATTTATAACACCTCTTTGACTTTCACAAGATCCATACTCATTAGATAAATCAGAATTTACCAGACTTTGCATAGCTTGCGTAAATAAACCGCCATCCCCAAGAGTTAACTTAGTTCCAAGATCTGTTTCCAATTGATCTAATCCTTGGAACATTTGAGGTGACTGATATGGGAAGAATATAATAGCTCCACTTTTATTAATCGGTTTGATTACATTAACTCTATTTTTGAAATCTTTATAATTATTTTCTACGAATACTCTCCAAAAATCTTTTTTGCCTTCTTTTTGAGCTTGAAGAGAGTATATTAACCTTTTTGGATAATTTACAAAGCAGGTTTCTGCTACAAGCGGATCATAATCCCTAGCTTGGATGTTGCCGGCTGATGTTAAATTTGTTATAAATCTGCTCGAACTTAGTGAGTAATCATACTTATAGAAATTATCAGATTTTATAATTTCTGAATGAAAAATCTCAGAAGTTATATCAGTACCTGAATACCTAAAAGGATCATAATATCTTTTGTCCGGTCTATCTTCCCAATCTCTATTTGCTAAGTTTATTTCAGATTCTGTAAAAAAGTCAAGTATTCCGTTAACATGGGTATACATATATCCGTAACGCATGGCAAATATGCTGTTACCTTTTCTACCAGCAAATAAATCTAATATTGAAAAACCGCAAGAGCTCAATCCCCTATCTAAATAGAACAAATCATTTGGCATTGTGCTTCCCGCATCTTCAAGACCTAAAGTATAAAGTTTATCCACAAAATCGCTAACATCATATTTCCTAGTATTCATCCAGAATCTTGGATATGGAATGTTTTGTCTTTGTAAGTAATTATACGGATACTGATCAGGCTGGCCTAAAAGGAAGTCAGAGTATATTGGCATTATGACTTTTTCAGTATACCTATTTACATATGTATCACCGCTAAATATTGGCGTAGTTTCATATTTATAACTATCAGGCAAACTTGTGTCAACTTCAAATAAGCAGTTTTGCATAACTGTCTGCTTAATACCATCTATCTGACCATATTGATTTTCAAAATTAAACTTAGATGCCGCATAGTGCATTGTTACATTCTTTTTTTGGACCACCTCTGGATTGGCAAGGTAGGTATCTCCATAATCTGATGTAGCATCTCCCCCAATAGTATATCTAGAGTTATCTATTACACCAGAATATACATCAGGATCTTGAATTGCATCCTTTGATAATACTGCAACAGTATCTGGCCTATTGATGTTATTAATTTGAACATCTTCAGTATAAGCAACGTTTACGTTATTTAAATAAGCAAGCCTTTCAATTTTAGTTCTAAAAATGTCACCTTCTGCAATTTTAAAATAACTAAGCATTAGACACTGAGAATTAAACTTAAATGCAAAGTCTTCAGGAGAAGTCAACTTGTAGATTATATCTAAAATCTTCTGAGCCCCAAATACTATATTGCTTTTAAAAAGGGCAGTACCTAAAAATAGACCTAAGACACCCGGAACTTCAGAAGACGGATCTACTTTTTCCCTTGACTCACCCGCTCTTGTCCCCTTTCCACCAGGGAAAAGTCCACCAAGTGATTCAAAGGATGATAAAGCTGTATAAGCCAAATTTACAATAGCAGGAGATCCTGTTAGTGCAAGAGGTATCATTCCAGCACCTGTCGCCACCGGCAGTGCAAGTTGAGCTATGAGTTGGGCAGCTGAACTACCAACAGAACCAAGAGTATCTATAGGATTTGGCAAAACCTGGTTTTGAGTCACACCAACGTCATTGCTACCAGATGATCTTTTTCTAACACCTATTGCTGCTTGAATGGCGTATCCCAATCCTACAATTATTCCAATAATTGTTGCTGAATTTCTAAGTAATACATTTTGAGGGTGCTTTTCAGATTTAATAAACTGACCAAGAGATCTACCAGATAAAGCTCCATATACTCTTAATTCTGTAGTATTTAAAAACGGCCTTCTAAACATTAAATCTGGAGAATGAAATGTAAATAAACGTCTAGAATAACCTGTTAATGGTGGAAAGTTTATTTTAGAATCTGTAAAACTTTGCTCACAGCCATCTGTTCTAGGTTCTATATCAACAACAAGCGGAGACCATCCTGGAGCTCCAGATACATCTCCGGTACCATCATGATGATAAACATCCGCCCTTAAGTCATTATAAGGAAAGTTGGGATAAAATCCTTGCTTTGGTCCGAGGTTTCCTTGATTATCCGGAATAGTAAATTTCCGCATATTTCTAATAACACCTTTTCCAATTATTGACTTGTTGCCTTCTCTTGATCCTCTTAGTATTTCATATCCTGCTATATTAGGAATTATAGTACCATCATTAAATTTTGGTATTTCTATATTGTTGAACTCAACACCCAAAATCCTTATTACCACTCCATCTTGCGATGATAATTGTAAACTTTCATGAGTTTCTTCAGTTGGAAACTTGTGATGTCTAATCTCTTTGCCACACAAGTCCGCCCATATATCAGGTCTAGTTGCAGGATATTTTTCAGTAGATTGCCAGTATGCCATTTGACCTCTGCTAATTATTGTACCACCATCTTCAGTTGGTTCACTTAATCCTACAGAATCTACAGTTGCTGTATTAAATATTTGAAAATTATAGTTTGGGCCATTTATAGTGTTGGGTCCACCCACAACTACACCCGTTTCATCAACTAAAGTTCCAAATTGATTGTATCCGTTAAACTTAGGAGCTCTACCAGGAATATGATATGATGCAGATTTTTCACCTGTAGTATAAACCCATCGTATAAAAAATGAATATTGCTCATCTCTTAGGAACTGAGCTTTATTGCCTCCATTAAAGTAATAATCAGAAGGATATTCGGCAACTACCCAATTTGCTTTTATATTATTAGCCAAAGGTTGATAATTAAAATCAAATTGTTTTGTTGGTCCTTGCCTTATTAAGTAATCACTGACAACATACATTGATTCTGATTTCTCATATGCGGAAGCCCTTAAAAATAAAATATCTAAGCCAACAGGTTCCAAAGAAGGATCTATAAAATCAACAGATATAATAGACTGCTCTGTACTATATATGCCTAATACTTTTGCAACTTTAGCTCCTTGATTATCAGACAACACAACGGCTTGGTAATATTCAAAACCTTTATCAAGATTTTCAACAAAGATTCTTAATGACCCAGTATTAATACTATGATCAAATAATGACTGGATATTAGATACGGAAATATAATCAGTAACTCTTTGCTCATTTACTACATATGCAATGTATATCTGATAAGATCCATTTCTCAATTGACCTCCATTTTGATCTCTTTCTACTCTAACGCAGGGCACACTCATTAAAGGCGCAAGTCTTAACTTTTCGCAATCTAAGTTTGGAGTGTCTTCATAAATTATACAATCTGCACCAGGAGGAGAAGTCACAACCTGTATATATGGAATGTCATCAAGATTTAAAGTTCTAGATGGATTTAGATTATCATCCCAATACACCTGCCAAGTGCAATCATAGTTTTCTTTAGATGCTCCCGTAATTAAATACTTTCTATTAAAACCAAGACACTTACTATTTACTAATGTTGTATATTCACACTTACTGTCATCAAATAAGCCAATCTCAGAGTTTATGTCATCAGTAGAGTATATGATCCACTTATCACCAATCTTATGAATTGCTCCAATTACTGTATATGGTATTGTTGAACACTGGAGATTTGCAGGCTCATTGCCAATAACTCCAACATCTCCGTCAACAGAATTATTATATGCATTTCTAGCATGTGACCAGTTTTGCTTCGGTTCTAATGAGGCATTAAGATCCTTATTCATCCCTTTGCCAAAAGTGTTGGTCTCTATTGAAGATGTATTTTGTAGATTCTGCTTCTTTGCCATTGCATGAATATTATCCTATAACCGGATAGCTTTTAAACATATTATAATAATTGTGATACTGCGCTCTTCTGTTCAATAACCAAACATTTTGCATTTCTCTAAAATCTGGGGTATTGACAAACCCTAGTGCATTATTCCTAGCTTGTCTGTATCTTTGTTCAATCATGCCTAGTTGCTGTGATACATTTTCTCCAGCAAATATCATATTTTCAAGTATTCTTTGTTTCAATGCATATTCGTAATATTCATTGCAATAAGGATGATCTAGCACTAAAAGATTACCTTCACTGTCTTCCATTGCTCCTTGATAGCTTATATAAACTTTACCAGTTGTAAAGCTGGTAAGAATAAAACCATCTCTTATTTCTGCAACATCAGGTGCTTGTAAATTTACATTTGGACAGTCGCAAACATACTTATTTACATTCTCTATTCTTAAAGGTAAGAATGCCGTAAAAGTTCTATAACTAGAAGAATTTATTCTCTGTACAAGCTGATGTTCATTTTTGCCATCGCATGTTTTTATTACACATACGTCTCTACATTCCGGATCATTACATGGACCAGACTCACCTGGAGCTGGAACATAAGGAACATCATTAAATGTTTCTATATGAGTTCCAGATGGCGGTCTATCTGTTATAGTATATTCACCACACCTAAATGTGTAATTTAAATAAGCAAAGTCTACAGGAAGTTTTGCTTTACCGTGTTCAATTTCTAAAACTACCTCCTTTGTTCTGTGTATTCTTAAGCCAAGATCATAATTTACTCTTGTAGCAACCTTAATTAGCTGAGCGGGCTCAATCATGTTTTCCAATGCATAGTTTGCAAAGTCCACAGATACATCTTCATATAATGAATCAAAGGTTCTATATTTATGTGATATACTCATTATTTATGTTTTAGCAATTCCATTTTTTTAAAGCTAAAGCTTATCTATTAGGATTTACTTTATTATCTCCATCTTCTACTGGAAGTTGTACCGTCAACATCATTGCTTGAACAACAGATTGCTCTATTTCAGCAAATAAAGCTTCAGGAATATTCATTTCTTGTTCATAACGAGGTGTACATTTTTCGTATTCATCACACAGCCAAAAGCCAATATTATCATCAAATACACCCTCTAACTTTACAGCGTCCCATTCTACATTTGGCATATAGATATAATCATTTAAAAACCAAAAGTATTTTTTCTTATTATATCTAAATGATGTTGTTTTGGTCATTGATGTATATGTGCCCGGCTGAGTAGCTTGAGCTTCTATTGACCCATCAATTGAGCTAACCGTTCTAATAAGAGGGCCCCAATAGCCTTCTATCATGTTAGGTAGTTTTTCTCTAGATCTTTTTATTGTACAATCACTTTGTATTCCTGCACATTCAGCTTCTATCTTATCTACATCAATTAGTTCAATGTATGGGAGTGTTCTCCACACAGAATTGAATTTCATAAGTTTATTTGCAAAGTCTTGTCTGCGCATTAATAGTTGAGCATACTTCACAACCAAGCTATAAACATATCTATCAGTAACAAAAGCATCTTGAACTTCAGCTTTAACCTGACCACGTATTCTTGATATGACTTCACTTATTTTTGCCATAATGTTTAATCTTCAAATTCATTATAGTTTGACAGCTTATCCGGATCTATTCCTTTATTATAAAGATGTGCAACCTTGTATTTGTTTTTCATCATTATATATTTCTGCCAATCTTTAGGATATTCTTTAGCAACCGATCTTTTAAAATCTCTTATTGCTTCAAATCTCCATAATTCTCTATTTTTAAATCTATACTTTGTAGACCAGTTAGTATAAAATATCTTTCCTATGTGTCCGTCCGTGTCCCAATTGTTGTTTTGTAAAACCTTCCCATATTGCTTTGACAATGCATAATTCATATTAACTGTCTTGCTTGGAGGGCAGCTTCCAATAAACAAATACCCCAAGGAATCTGGGAGTTCCACACCATCCCTATACTTTATTACTCCTTCCCATAGTCTTTTGTTATAGATTTTAATTATACTTTTCAACTTACTATTATCTATATTTTTATAGATAGGATTCTTGTCTTTAAATTCTTTAATAATTTCAGAATTTAATAAGCCTATTCTTTTTTCTCTAAATCTAGGCCCTTTTAAATTTGGTTCCTTAAAATTATTTATCATACCTTATATTATAATTTACAAAAAAAACACCATTTAAAAAAGTTTAAATATATACGATCAATCTGCTAAATACGTCATTTCGCATATGTTGCCTTTTGTTGGTGATTGTAGTTCTATTTTACCAGATCTTCTATTTCCAACAAACTTTTTATGATAGTGCCAATAATCTGTTTTTGAAAGACTGGGTAATGTTTTATGGATAAAGCCCACATTTTCATTTGTAGTCACATACTCTACTTTTCTATTTGAATGAAAGTGACCCGTAAAAAGAGTTCTGTTTTTTGTTGAACCCCACTTAAGAGGAAATTCAGAAGCATAAACTAAAGGTGTATTTTTAGATACAGAATCTCCGTGTTCAAAAGCATTAAAGTTATCATGCCATACATGCACTTTTCTTTCTTGATAGGAAATATCCCAAATAATGTCTGGACAATCAATAGATCTAGATAAAGCATGAGCTAAGTGAAAGGATGTAAGCCTATCATGATTTCCAGGAATATAAACAACAGTTAAAGTCTTACAATAGTCCTTTAGAAAATGTATAGCCCAATGCATTGCATTAAAGGCCTCCATATATGCTTCTGTTGGCTTCATACTATTATCTATACTTGTTCCGGAAGTAGTAGTTCCTGTAAAAGTATCCATATTTATAAGATCTCCGCCAATAACAAAGTATAAATCTTTTATAAAATGAACTTGAGTAGCTCTTGTTATTAAATCTATTACCGCATCTTCAAAGTCTTTATCTATTGTGTCATTACCCTCTTTACCAAAATGAATATCTTGCAATGACATTATACCACAAACAAGCTCTTTAGTTGAATCATGTTTTACTTTTGGTATCTTGTGTTTCTTAGGTTTCCAGTTTTTAATTAAATCTTCAAGATAAATATCAGACTCACTTTTTTTAATTTTAGTTACTAAAGCTGAAATGCGCCAAGTATTGTTTTGTTGTTTATTCCAGTATTGGCTAAGCTTCCAAACAGATGTGTCTATATTTAAAATTCTTATTATATCTTCTGGTGACTTAGGCTCTTCAGTTACTTGTTTATGATATGTGGCTTCATTTTTATTAAACTCAACTCTTATTTCAGAGTCAGGCATATAGCCACGTTTTCTAGCTTTATAGTCTTTTCTTATTCTTCTCCAAGCATTGGAGGTTATTCCTAAGCGTTTTGCGCAATATTCTACTCCTTTTCTTCTTTTTAATATTTTTTCAATTTCCTCATCTGATATATCATTCATGGCATTTAGTTTATATAATTAAAAAAAAAGCCCAGCATTAAAATACCGGGCTTCCAACTCGTGTAACAGCCAAACCAACAAGCTGTTACTTTTTGTTGCATTATACTAAAGTAGTAACTAGTATCTCAACACTATCACATGTTGCGGCACCCGCATCCGTTGATTCTAATTTAAATTTATATGAAGTTGCTGGTGTTAACAGAGTGACATCATAAGTTAAAACTGTAGGTGCTATTGGACTTGGATTAACAAGAGTCCAACCAGTGGGTGTAATTGCATCATCAATGTAGACGTTAATGCCTGCAGTTAAACTTGATTCTCCATTCCATACTAAAGATAGGGTTGTTGAAGCAACAGATGTTGCATAAAAGTTATAAGGCGCATGGTGTAGGTCATCTGATGTACATGCTCCTAGACCTTGACTTAGTAGTAAGGCAAATTTTTGTACAATTGAATCAAGCCTATCTCCAGTTTCAATCTTTATAAGAAGACCTGAAGATCCAACTTGAAATGATGTTCCACAATAACTCACACACTCTGCACACTGAACATCCTCACACCTTTCACTACCTACACTACAATCTGTGTAAGAACAGGGTGTATTTAGAGGAGAGTCAGCACAACCGCAGCTCTTTGTTGGATTACATTTATTACATTCACAAGCCATTATTTTTATTTTTTAAGTTTATGGGCATAATAGGCAAGTCGCATACGGCCCACCTGCAATTGTTGCCGCTTCAAATTCATGATCCTGAACATTTCTATCAATATTATTATTTACTATTTCAACACACACTTGTGCTCCAAGTGGCCAAGAAGGTCTTCCACCGCCCGGTGAGAATGTTCCTGATGTGTTATCAATCTTCCAGATATCTCCATTAGTAAGTGCTCCTGCAGCATCAAGTTTAACAAAGAACGTATGTTGACCAAGACCAAGAGCATTGTTACACGTAAGAACTTCATATGTTATACATTCAGCAGGAGAACAAGATGTTTGAAGTTGTGTATCAACTGCCCAGTCTGTTGGAACAACACCTGCATTATTGTCAATTATAGTTCCGCAATATTTATCTCCGCTAAATGTTTCAACTAAATAAACCTTTGTATTTTGAGGCGGGGAAATCGTATCCCAAAGCAAAAATACATTGGGTGCTGCAGCATCACAAGGATCTATTTCAACAATATTTCTTATGTATTTACCTATATCTGTTTTATCAGGATAAGCTGAATCACATCCTTTTACACCATAACTAAGCAGTGTATTAAACTCATCATTTGTACCAGCTTCTATTTCTGCAAAATTATCAGAGTTCTTATCTTGATCTAATAATGCTAAAACACCGGCAGGAGCAATAACACTACCATCACTAATCTCATATAAGGGATTCATTGGTGTTGCAGCTGCAGTAGTTGCACCTTGATATGGGTTTGAAGGTGCTCCAGCTAACAAATATGGTGTAACATCTACAGCAGTTTTAACGCCATACTTTGAAGGAACAATTAGTTCACCAACATAAGATGCAAGCATTTGCAAAATGTTAGCTGCATCTGCTCCAACAGAAGGTGTAGGAGTACTAACATGCATTGCATAGTTTATAAGAGTAAATTTATCTGTATAAACCGGTGCAACTAGCCCTAATCCTTGAGCCCAAGTGCTAACTTGTGTTCCATTTAAAGCATCATTTAAACACTCATAGTCATCTTTATATTGATTTGTTGGCTGTGCAGTTAAACCGCTTCCAAAACCAGATGCTAAGGTTGCATCATGATAAACACCATCAGAACTGTTAGAGAATATAATTGCTAATGTAGCTGCTTTAGATACTGTAGCTCCTGTTCCTCCCCATGTAGAGGGTACATATTCTAACGCATTCCAAAGCGGATCAACAGATTGATTCCAACTTGTGCCATTATCTACAATTGCCTTTTGATATCCTAACCAATTTCTATCTGTTGTTGGAACATAGTAGAACTGTCCAGCATATCCCCATTCAGCATTGTATGCATTTCTTAATGCAATAAGACCATCTCTAATTTGTTCACCTTCAGTAGGTGTAAAATCATTAGTATTGATAAATATATATACAGCTTGATCAACATATTCCATTCCCGTAGTACAAGGAATCAATTGTATTTGTACTGTAGCTTGCATGCTTGTACAATCTCCTGCAACTTCAGGTTGTAACTCTAAAGTTACAGTATCTGCATAATCACCGGTAGCTAAACCAGGGCCAAATGTTGTATAAGTAAATTGATTTGAATATGTGCTTGATTGAACAAGAGTACCTAAAACTGGAGATGTTACAATAGTAACTCTAGGATTGCTTTCTCCTAATACATATGGTACAGAAAAGTTTACAGAATCTCCATCTTGTCCACAGAACACTCTTATAACATCGGTCATTAAGAAAGCTGGACATACACAGCATTCAACAACAGTTGAAAGTCCCGCTTGATTCCAACCTGCATATAAATATCTTGTTATACCACCAATAAATGTTTTGCCAATAAAATACCAATAAGAATCAAATGGTACACCTATAGTATTATAAGTGTTAGTTCCGCAATCTAAATATTGTTGTGCAACTTGAACGCCTGCTGGACAAACAAGAGGACCTAAAGGATTAGTTGGACATTCGCTTGGACTTTGAATTACTGTCCAAGAATCTGTTGAATAATCATATCTTATAATTGAATATAAACTGTCAACACCATCTATTGCTTTTGCTCTAATGTAAATTGCACCAGATGTAAATGCTGTTGTAAGCACATTTGCGCCAATGCTAGCAGCAACCCAAGCAGTCCAAGTCACACCATCTGCACTATAAGATGTTTCAACACTTACACCTGCAGCAGGACCATATGCAATGTCAAGAGTAACTTCTCCAACAGCTGGATTACTTACAGAGTAATTTGACAATATTGGAGCAGATAATGTTTCAAGATATCCTGTTGTTTCTATAATTTGATTTGAACTAGGGCTATAAAAATATTGAGTTGCCCCTGGTCCTACAAAAGCATCACCTGCAATACCTATATAAACTTGATCAACAGTGGAAAATGTGGTAGCGTCTGTAATAAGGGCTGGTGTCTGGTCTGCGCATGAAATGCCTGGTATAGTTACAAGAATTTGATCACAGGAAACAACAGATTCATTTTGCTGTATAGTAAGAAGAATTTGATACTCAGATCCTGGAACACCTCCTGTAAATGTTTCATTAATGGTTGCTCCGGGAGATACAATAGTTGCAGTACCTAACTGTGCAAACGTAGCCGTATTTGTTACAATTATTATATATGTAACTGAAGGACCAAATACATTACTAAAACTAACATTAATTTCACCAGTAGGTGAAGCTATTGCAGTTATTGGATCTGGGCAAGACAAACTAAGAGGAACAGAAACACTACTGGTATCTGAACACTCAGAACTTCCATCTGTAACGCAAGCCTCTACTGTAACCATTATAGGTTGTGTAGCAATAAGGCTTCCAAGAGAAATTAAAACACCACTTGAGCTTGTAGATAAGCTTGTTATATTAATATTTTGAGTTATCTGAGATCCTGCTGAATCTGTAAGTGTAACCAAACTAGACCCTCCACAGTCACTAAATCCAGGAGGGACATTGGAGCTAATAAAGTTTAATACAATTGAAGATGCTATACCTTGAGGGGTTTGATTTACCGTATATGTATAACCTACTGTAAACAACTCACAAGCTACAGGACAGCAGTTTTCTTGAATAGATTGAACGGCTGTATATATATCGCATATTGCTAGCCATTGATTTACATTTGACTCTGCAAGAGTAGAAGGATTGTCAACCCATCCTTGCACATTTCCTAATGTTCCGTTAGAAGATAGCTGATCTGATGTAGAAAATAAACACTGAGCACTAATTGCATTATTTATTAAAGCTACAGTTCCTAGAACATCTCTAAGGTTGCAAAATTCAGTTTCTAATGCTAAAAGGAGTGTTGATATAGGTATAAGCTCTCCCGGTTGAATACATGAGGATACTACATCAAAGTCAGAAGCCTGACTAGGTGTACAAGGTAATACGCATTCTTCTAAAACTGCAATTCTTGATTCAAGATTTAGAATGTTTTGATTTAATGTTGTAACTGCATCTATAATTATGCATATCTGATTGCCAATTAGTATTGCCCAGTCTACAAGGGGTAGCTCAGTAATTAAAACATTATTGACGGTTTCTTGTAAGCATTCAGGAACAGGCAAATTTGGAATGCTTGTAGACTTCTCAATTTCTTCACAAAAGAAATCTACAATTGCCTGCAATGTTTCTACTAGATCCGTAGGAGGAGTATCAGGCAACGCGCATTTTAAATCCAAACCTGTAAGATCTGGATCACACTGACAAGGAAGATCAATAAAATCGCAAAGCTTTGTAGCCAAGGCTGCTATAACATCGCTGACTGTATCGCCATTACATAGATCAATGCAGGGTAGATCGGGACCTTGCCACACAACACAATTTGAAGATATTGGTGTACAAGGTGAAGTTTTTCCATTTACAGGTATCATAAATATATATTTTTCACAGTGTCAGTATATAATAATATACAATTTTTTTAACTATCTAACAATACATAAAACCATCAGACTGAATCACAATCTACAATAGTTATCGTTAGTCCTGTGCTTGGTGTAAGATCTTCATTTTCTAAATCTTGCCAATCACATAATTCTTTTTTCATTATTGTTGACATCATGTCAACGGTATTACAGCATGGGGTTATGCCAAATCTTTTAGACTTAAAGTCTTTATACAAAGAGCTTGCAAATTGACTTTCCACCTTAATTTTATTTACTTCTGTCCCCATCTATCTTTTTGTTCTTGCTGACATTAATTTATTTGTTAGCTTGTCTCTTGTCAATGTTGTTTGTTTTTTACCTAATGAAGTTTCATTGTATGTTTTCAAACATTTTTTATGAACCGTGCTTCCATCATTCGCTTTTGTTTTTTGACACCCACAAGTAAATCCTTTTTTGCAGTAATTACATGCCATATTTTTTGGTTTTAATTAACAATTAGAACTTATACAATCTATTTTTTGAAGTTCTTTTAATACATAGTTATACATCTCCATTCCTTGAGAAGGTGATGTGCAATATTCTACTTTTGATACAGCTGCATCAATCAAAGTCCTTAGATAGTTCATTTTATCCACAAGCTCCTTCCTGTCAACAGTGGGCTCACAAGTTTTTAAATCTAAATCACAAAGAATCTTATAATATAAAGTTAGAATTTTTGTAATACGCAAATGATTATACTCAACATAAACTTTATCATTTGGAGAAACGCTATACCTTACAACATATACGCCATCTGGAATTTCAATCCTAGATGTACCACAATCTGAAGTCTGTATTCCAAGATCGCATGCTGTAAGATTTAAATCAAAATTAGGAGTAACTGCAACTAATGCCGGTGAGTTAAATCCCGGAGTTGTTATTAATAGCTCAGGACAATCTATTGGTAATAGATCTGTATATTGGCTAGTATCCCGTATGGATAGTATTTCGCAATTTGCTACAGTTGGGATTTCTAAACTTAAAATATGCTTTTCTGCCATGAAATAGAAAATTATATGGTACTATAATAATATACAAAAAAAGATTCTATAAAAAAAGAAGGTAGAGCGTAAACCCTACCTTCTCTGATGAAACTATAATTATGAAACTAAGAAATTATAGATAAGTATCAAAAGTAATATTGTTACCTAATGCATTAGCTGCATCTTCTATTCCAGTCCATAGAGTCTCTAGATCAGCAATAACCGCAGAGTCATCACATTTCACATAAACCTGAATCAGGTATTGATCATTGTCAAATACACCAGTTGGGTTGTTAAATCTAGGAACCGAGTGCTGAAGATAGTACACTTGGTAGATAGCACTTCTATCAATTGCAGTAACAATACCTTCGCTGCCTTCAATCTCACGGATACGGGCACTGTCAGCATTTCCTTGGTTGTAAGGAGATTGCATGTATCTATCAGTAAGTAATAGATCTCGCAACACTTTGTCACCAAGAGTTTCTGCCATTGTGCCTGGAGTTGCTGTAGCAACACCACAGTCATTACAAGGATCGCCTGTTTCATCAAGAACAGACAGAATAAGAGATACCGGCTCTTTTTCATAATGATCTCTAGTATCAAAAGAACAGTTGCCAAATGTAGTATCAACATAAGCACCTTCAAAACATGCAGTTGCTGTAACAACATCAGTTACTGGATCAGTAGTTGGTGCATATCCACCATTTAAGATGTCAGTAATACTAAATGTAGCTGTATTTGCATCTACAGTGATATCAATAGTTGCAAGACCATCACCACTACCAGTTAAAACACCAGTAGCTAAAGCAGCTCCCGCAGTATATCCGCTACCAGCAGCTCTTACTGACACACCTGTGATAGCACCACCACCACCAATAGCTGTGACTTCTGCTACACCTCCAGTACCACCACCACCGGTAATAGATACATAATCTCCAACTGCATAGCCGGTTCCAGCTGCATTAATAGCAACTGTATCAATTCCATCTAAACCGCCAGTAGAATCTGTTACTGTAATACCATGAAGAGTTGCACCTGATTGGCACTCTCTAGCAAATGGGTTAATAAGCGGGTCAAACAATAACATTTGAGCAGCAGCAGCTAAAGCCATTGCTGGATCAAGATATTCTTGACCAACTGCACAACAAAGTCCTGGAAGAGCGGCTCCATTAGCGTATGCGTCACCTGAACTATCACCAATTGCATAAGCATTGTGATTTAAGAAACGTAATGCTGGTGAACCTTTAACATCTAAACGTAAGAATAGATTTGATCCACAAGGAGCACAATCCGCACCAACAGCAATTGAGGCAGTTGGTTGTGCAGCCAGAGTACAGGTTGATTTACCAAGTCGTGATATATATCTAAGGTTGATACCTTTAGATTTTGCAGACTCTGCATATCCACCGTGACCAGGATTGTTTCCAATGTTGTCATTAGTATGTAAGCTACCTTGTACAAAAACAAGATGCTTGTTTGGAGCAACAACTGGAGCAGCTGTAGAAGGTGTAACTGTAGTCCAGTCATTGTCTCCTACAAATCCAACTTGTGCTGAAGTTAGAGCTGAAGTAGCATCTCCTGTTAGAGATACACTTGAAGCTAAAAAGCTTTTACAAAAAGCATGATTAAAATAAGCCATTTTTTTTTAAATTAAAAGTTACATATATAAATATAAATTGTTCGTCATAAATAATATACAAATTATTTACAAAGTTTCCTAACCTGCGGGAGGTTCTTGAATACTTTTTTCTCTAATTGACCAAATTACACCAACAAGTGACATAACTCCTCCAATTGCTTCACCAACTACATCTTCTTCTGTGTAGCCTTTGGCAATTAAAACACCACCAATAATTGTTAAAAGGTGTCTAATTATTCCTAAAATTTGCTCTTTACTGAGTTTTTTCATAGCGTTTTTATTTGTTAGTAATTAATTACTTCTTTCTGCTGCTGATTGCTCTCTTTGCATTTGATTAAAGTTGTCTATATCTCCTGCAAGTATCGCAGCAGTATCATCAAGAAGAAGTTCTATAATATCATCTTTGAATTCACACTCAACATCCACAGCAGATATTACACCTGTGTAAGGATTAACCACACCGGCAAACTCTACATATGTTGGTCTTTTATAGTAAGTTAACACAGGATTCACAATATTAAAATCAGAATTCCTATATATTCTCACTTTGTTATCCAAAAATGTACAAAAAGTTTCTGCCCAATCAAAGTCGGGTCTTTTTAATGAATCCCTAAGAATAATATTTACGTTTGCTTCCTCTGCCAGATATATACTCATTCGTCTAGGGTCTGGGCAGCACTCATCTTTTGCATTTGCATTTATTCTTTTAAATTCAAGATAGTCATCCTTTGGAAAATTATCTGATTCAAAATATGCATCTGTTTCAGTACCAGTAAGAGGAAGCTCTCTAAGAAGAACTTGCAAATCATCTATTCTTCTTTTTGAGAATTCATCACCCTCCTTGTAGGGGTTTCCACCATGCAGCTGCCTTCTTGGCCATTCAACCTGAGCCTTATTGAAGGCTTCAGATATCATCCAAGTCTCTATATTGTCATAGTCATTGCTTGACAATTTATTGAGTCTTTGTTTTACTTTTATTTGCAGGGTAGAATTGTCCATTATAATATTTATGAATTCCAATAAGGCTCAACCTTATCCATTAATGATTTTAAAGAATCTTCATGCTCTGGATTTTTAAAAAATTCTACAACCTCACTTGGAACTTTCCCAAGCTTTAGTCCACTATCTAGTGTTTCAATCCAACCACTTGCTTTTGGTGTTATAAACCTATAAAACATTGCATCTTTTACCAAAGCTCTTATTTTAAGATCTTTCATTGTAGACTTAGAAACATCTAAAAACATTTCAGCTGCACGTTTTTTATTTGCTTCAGAACCTTCTCCATTTATAAATGCATCCATATTTTCATATATAATATCATTAGGAGTTGACTTTGTGTATTGCACACTATCAGAATCTGCAACTTTAGCAACGTACATTAGTTTATTTGAGTTCTTCTCATACATTTTTTCTAACTCAACCAAAGCTTTATTTCTGAGTTTTGTATACTCAGTTCTTGTAGAAATAGTTTCTTCAAGTAGATCTAAATAAAACTTTTTTGGATTTGGATTAGTCTTTGCAGATTTTAATGATTTTGAAATCATTGAAAATCCTCCAGCTAAAATAGCTTCTAGTTTTATCTTATCATAAGGGTCTTTTTGCGGATCTAGATAAACAGGATCATTTCCACATCTTAGGCTTATTCTTGACCAAAACTTATCATTGTCCGGCTTTAATAACTGAACCTTGTTCCAAAAATCTTTATCTTCCGGATCAATAATGTTTGCGGCTAATTCAGCTTCTAGTTCTGAAACAGTCTTTCTAATCATTTTTATTTTTATCTCTTTTTCACCTGGAGATAACCTTTTTATATCAGGGGCAAATTCATTTAATCCTGTTACGTATCTTTTGACACCGTTCATTTCTAAACATGCAATGTTTTCTTCATGCCAAACACCCTCATGTAAGGACATGCCGTAATTTTCTAAGCCCATATTTTGTCTAGCAGGATCAAAGTATGGTCTAACTGCAATAGTGTGGGATTTTCCCTGCTGGTATTTTTCTACAATTGTATAATCGTCGTTGGTCATTTTATTTTGGTTTTAAAAATTAATAATCATTTACTCAAATATGCATAATTATGCATCTTATTATTAATATTTCTAATGCCAGTTTTCACTGACAAAAGTTGTTTGAGTATTGAGTATTAAGCTGTAACTATCATTACCGCACCAGTTGTAGTGTATAAATCACCTACTCCTAATCCAGCAGCAACTGCTGCAGCATTATTTGCAAACTCACGCAAATCTTTACCTGAACCTGTAGAGGCAACTAACTTAGACGCATCTTGATTTGTAAATTCAGTTGTTTTGTTTGCTTTTTTTATAGTAACTCCTATCATGATAAATTATTTTAAAAGTTAAAAGGGGAGAACTAAATCCCCCCTTATAATTATTAACTAAAACATATTAGAATGAACCTCCCGTAACTGGGTTTCTCATTACAATCTTCAACACTTTGGTCGGATCTTTTACCCAAATAGCAGGCATCGTCTGACTCATATAAACTCTGTAGCCATTGAACTGTCCAGTAGAAGCAAATCCTTGACTTCGTCCCATATAATCCATTGTACCGTTTTGATAAAACCATTTAAGTTGGTTATCCCAATTTAACTTCAACAAGTGAATGTTGTCATTACCATTATCAGTTACATCAAAAATGACAAAGCTGAATGAGCTTAAAGGTCTTCCATCAATTAATGGATTCTCAATATCATTAGTATGTAAGTTATCAAATGCTGGGTTAAGTACAAACTTAACGTTAGCAAGGAAAGGAATTGTAAAGCTTGTATAAGCAAATCCAAAGTCAAGATCCATTCCTTGTCCAGTTACTGCACCAATCTCAGACGCATTTTGAACCAATCCTGAGCCATATACTTCATCAGCAATAGCTTTGTTGATTAACTGCATTCCACCAATACCTGTCTGCACGATAAGCATTCGTTGTGGGTCTGGACCTTTAAATTCAACTTTACCTTGATAAAAGTTGTAAAGTTCAGACTTAAACATATCAAGTGTAAAGCTAGACTTGTTGTATACTCGCTTGAATGAGTTATCCAACTGAGACCAAAGACCAACAGAAAGTCTGATGTCATCTGGACCATCTTGTCTCACTCTACCACCTTTACCCCACATTAGATAGGTCTCAATATCTGTAGCAATCTTAGATAAGTGAGCTGCTTCCATGTTAGTAAGGAAAGTACGTGTAAGTGATCCACTTTCAAATGCATCTCTAGCACCTGATTTACCCATACTTGCTACTAGCTCTTCAATTGAAGAAACAGATGGGTTATTTGGATCTTGGTTGAAATTTCTCCAGATCTCAGTTACAGGAACTGTACCATCAGCATTCATTCCTCCCTTAAGCATCAAATCTGCTCTAGAAGAAATTGAATAGTGTACGTGAGCTTCTGCTCCCCCTACAAAATTGTAGAATTCACGGAATCCAGAACCTGTTTCCATATCAGAAAATCTTTCACCATATTCACCTCGTGCAGAACCTTTTCTAAAATACTTAGTACCAGGTACACAGTATAGAGTTGGATCTAACGTAGCTGCATTGTTGTTGTTCACTAACTGAACAGTGTAGATAAAACCATCACCAGCTGGGATAATATCATCTGCGGTAATGTAAAGCTCAAGGCCATTGTACTTGTCATATGTAATAATATCACCATGTCCAAACGCTCTTTTAGAAAGCTTAATTTGGAATGTTGTACCATCTGCACCTACTGGTGAACCACCTGTAAGATCTGCTACAATGAAAGGTAAATCTTGAGCAATAGGAGTTTGCCATTTATACTCACCACGAGCATTGTCCACCATAATTGTATTCTTTCCACCAAAAGAAGCCATTTGATAAAGGGGCATTTCCACTTTTTGTGTCATTGCCCACAAATCAACCGGCCCCATATCCATAGGCTCAGAAGAACCGAGCATTTGGGTAAGGTGATAAGAATCAACATGAGAACTAGCTTTGTACTGAGTATCTCTTAAGAAAATCCCATTATTTAAAACTGGAGTTGCCATAATTGTTTATTTGTTTGTTATTTATTTATTTATTAATTAAAGTCCTTCAAAAATATTTTTAGGTCTAGCTATCTTGCGTCTATTGTTGGTTTTAGTTTTTTCAGCTTCCTGAACACCAAGTGAGCTACCACCGCTATTTGCTTGTTCTGTCTTAAGTTTTCTTACAGTTTTTTCAATACTTTTCTGAGCGCCTTTTTCCATTATCTTAGCTTTATAGCCTTTTTCATCTGCCATAAGCCAAAGAACCTCAGATATCAAATTATAATTAGGTTCTACAAACTGATACTTTTCCAAAAGGTGACCTAATAGGTTTGTATTCTTTCCACTGACAGAAGGGTAGGCTGGCTGAACTAGCCCATTATAGATCATAGATTGTGTCTTTTTATCAAGCTTAAGATCCTTGATTTTGCCTTCTTTTAGTGTCTCATACACATTATGCATGTATTGTTTAGACGCTTGTTCTTGTTGCTGCTGCCTCATTTGTTGTTCTTCTAGCTTTCTAGCAACAACCGTTTCCTGCATTTTATCAAGCTTAGGTTTAAACTTCATAGCTTGCTGTTCTAGTTTCCCTAAATCTTTCCAGATTTCAATTTCATCTGCAATTTCTTCTTGTGTACCATAGCCTGTAGCTTGAAGATAATCATAAATGATCTTTTCTTGATCCTTAGAATTTTCAGGATTTAATTCTCTAGACTCTTCAACATAAGCTAATGTTTTAAATAAACCTTTAAGGTCTGTACCACCATCTGCAACATATTGCGCTGCAACTTTCAATTCAGTTGGCAAAGCTTCAAAGAACTGCTTAGGGGTTTCTCTTCTTACTTGGCTTGCTCTTTCTTCAAGATTAGCCTCAATAAGTTCTTCCCAGTCCTTTGAACTGTAATCATCTAGCGACTTGTCATCATCAAATGGTACAATCTTGTCCTCTTTGATAAGCTTTTGAAATACACCGCTAATACCTTCTATCTTTTTTCTGCCTCTGGTTTCTTTTTTCTGTACTAAGCCTTCTTCTTCTTCTTCTGCTTCGTCCAGAGAATCAAATACTTTTTGAGCTTCACTCTCAATTTCAGTATTTGTAACTTCTTTTTTAGTTTCTTCTGTAATTTCTTCTACAGTTTCTTCTACAGTTTCTGTTTCATTTACAGCCGCATCTTTGGTTTTATTTTCTGCAAAAGACATGTCAACATCTTCTTCCGGAGCCTTAAATACAGACTTTGTATTTGTTTCAGGTAACATAACACTATTTGCTTCTGCACCAAAAAGTGCATCAATGTCTATGTTGACCTGTTCTACTGTTGTTTCATTACTCATAATACGTTGGTTTTGTTGTTTGTTGTTCTTCTATATACAATATAAAACTTTCTTAGTTAATAAACTTAAAATATTTTACTATGAAAAAACTTTTTGAGCAGTATATAGCTAACGATAATTTTATTCTTTATCAGAATTTTTATTATTCTTTTTCTTAGATTTATTTTTTGCTTCTATATCATATTTATTTTTATTCTCCCTGGCTATTTCAAGATTTTTATTTGCAATTTCTTTTTGAGTATTTAACTTCTCTCTTTCTATTTGCATCTTTTCTCTTGATTCAGAACCTTTTATAGCCGCTTGTTCACGCTTAAAGTCCATCTGCTCCCTGTACTGAGAATCACTTTTTATTTCTTTTAATGCATCCATATAGTCACTTTCCATGTTTTGGTTAACATCTTGCCCTGAACCAAAACCGGCAGCTCTTATCTCAGCAACAGTAATATCTTTTTGTCTTTCTTTATTGTTTTCTTCAGATTCAAACTGCAACTTCATTTGTTCTTCTTGTTGCTTCGCTTGAATTTGTTGCTGTTGCATTTCTTGTTGTTGCTGCATTTCTTGTTGCCTTAACTGCTGAGTTTTTTGTTCAGCATCCTTAAGAATATCCGAAACTTCAGCAATAGACTCTGCTTTAATGATATTTCCAAGATCGTATATACTAGCGCCTGTTGTATTGTTAGTAAGTGCCATTTGCTTTAACTGATCCAAAATGGCTCTATGATTTGTTTTAGTTGTAGCAAAAATATTAAAATCTCTAAGAAGTAAATCTGTACCATTAATTGTAAAGTTTACTTTTTCAGCTTCAGATGACATGTAGTTTAATCTAATGCTAGGATTTGTACTGTAATAAAACTGAGCTAGATCCGTTCTCATTTGATGAACTCTAGGCATTAAGTTGTCAGAATGCTGTATAAAATACATTTCGGTTTGAGCATATGACTGATTCAAGGCTTGAGTAACACCTGTTGCAGTCTCTTGACCTATAGGTGCGCCTAATCTTTCAGGATTAACGCCTATAGCTTCAAAACACTGGGACTTAAAATAATTAGCTAATTGGATCCTACTCATCAATCTTCCAGTTTGCTCCATGTTTAAGGTCTGATAATGCTGGAAGTTTGTAGCATTCTCTGTGTTAGTAATAGAAGTATCTAACGGAAGCATGCTAAAATCTTTCATTGCTGTATATGCTTTTGCATAGTTGTTCTTGCCCCAATCCTCACCCATTGAGTGACGTGGTAATGCGTTTTGATCAAACATAATAACAGTACCTAGTTCGTCTATAAGTATATCCGCAATTTGATTATTAACCATATTGTATCCAACCTGAAATGGCTTCATTAGGTCAACAAGAGATGTTGATTTTGTGTTTCTGTCTGAAAAAACTCTCCCTTCAATAGGAAGCTTGCACCCGTACAATGAATGGTCACCTTTAAACTGAAAAGGTATTCTGCCAGGTTTACTTCTATTTATACCTAAATAAATTGGATTTATATTGTCGCCCATATTAGATCTCCAATATGCTGGTAAATTAGGGCCAATCTTAACACCTCCACAAACTTCATTAATCCAAATCCAATCAATGTGTTCTCCTTCTAATAGATTTTCTTTTGATTTTCTTTTAAATATGCTTGTATCATAAATTGGCTTTTCTGTCAACTTATAGGTTTCATCAACAATTTCTTGTATTATCTCGCCCTCCTTTGTAATTCTTATTAGGTGGCCAACTTTTCTTTGAGTCTTCCAATATGTAGTTGTAATTCTTAACAACTCCCCTTCTCCCCAAATATTTACATCATCGCTCTCATTTAAAATTGAACTAACAATATCTCCACCTCTTGCAGGATCATCTGACCAATTACTTACAAATTGTCTATATGCAAGTCCTGGTGAGTTAGTATTCCACTCATGAGAACGCGAAGGATCATAATAAGCACCATCATTCTGATAGCCTGTCATCTGATATAAGGCGGATCTTGCAGGATATATGCTTTGAAGAGAATGAAGCTGTTTCTCATCCATCAAATAACCATACTTATCAATAACATCTGCTACTGTCATAAGATCAAGCTTTCCTGCAAAATTTGAATCTGAAATATAACGGGCATCAGGAGACTTTTGATAAAACGTTAAAACCGGATTCCACAACTCAACCTCGTAATCATCTTCCATCATCTTAAAATGCCAAAATTCTCTATCACAGGTAAGCATATCTCTAAATGCTCTTTCTTCAAGCTCTTCCATTTTGAATCTTTCGTCATCAACATTAAGTTGGTGAGATGCCCATTCTTCTACCAGGCTTCTGTAATCTTTACTAAAAAATTCTTCAATCTCTGGTAAAGTTTTAAGATTCTCAGGATTCATTTGCTGTTGAAACTCTTCAGATTCGGGATCAGCTCCCATTTCAAGCATTTTAGCTAACTGTCTTGATGAAGCATCTGCCAATAAGTTTTCTTCAACCATTGCTCTTTTTTGCTCAAGCATTTCATTATAGGATGTGTCATCAACTGCCCTAAACTGAACTTTAGAAAACCTTTTAGAGAATTCACCACAAAGAACGTTAATTACATTTGGTATAATTGGATAAAACTTCAACTCTAATGCTGAGTTATCCTCTTTTGTGAGAATATCCATGAGCTGAGCATTTTCATTATCATCCTCAACTATGTAATCTTTTTTATCAATTATACCTTTAGCAAGTTTGTAATTTTTTAAAAGCTTCCTAGCATTCTGTCTTAAAAATTCAATACCTTGTAGCTCAAGCCAATCCATGTTCCAAGCAAACCAGTCATTGTCTTTCTTTTTTTGAGATAAAAACTGTATAGGCTGCGTAAGACTTGATGATGTAGGATACCCTTCACCTTTCGCTCCTTTTTTAAGTTGTAATGCGTTATATACCTTCATCTATCTAAAATTCTTATATGGTGATTTTTTAACTTTTTTTGAATGAGTCCTATTACTCCCAATATTTTTAAAAGGGGTATACTTTAATTTATACAAATTTTGTGACTTTTGCAAGGAGTCCAATTCATCAGATTCTCTTCTTTTAGCATACCCTCTATTTGATTGCTGTATTTTTGCAAAAGCAACCATTGCTGAAAAAGAAACTAATCTATCCACATTTAAACCTGGATAATATGCAAGCATTTCTTTTAATAACATTGGATCTGGTATTCTTTCTACCCCTAAAGTTTTTCTTATAACGTTACCATCATCATCTATTTCTTCCTCTATCTCTTCTCTTAAAAATTCTATTGCGTATGAAATAAGATGGCTCTTAAATAACGTTCCTGTATTTTTCCAGCCATAATCAGAGTATACTGATTTATTTGCGCCAAGTTCTTTCAAAAACAAAATTTGATTTTTAGGAACTAAATATTTTTGTTTTTTTCTAGAAATCATGTACTGTATAAAAAGAGAAATGTTATTTTCTACAACAGTCCATGCATTATACCATTCAATTATTAACTCTAATTGTTCATGAGTTTGCCTTATGTTATCATAACGACCACACCAAGATGCAACAATCTTATCTTTCTCTATAATGTTTTCAGATCCACCTAATACTTCTCTTCTTATTTCAACAGCGTTTTTATAAACAATAATACTACACAAAGAATCTGATGTTGTTGTCTTCCCTTCTGATACAGGATCAATTGAAGCATAATAAAGCCCCCACTCTGGATTCTTAACAGGTCTTTCCCAAACAACTAAGCACCCTTCTTTATTTTTAGTTTTTCTTCCAACCGGAAATTCAGATATTGGAAGCTTTCTAGATATTAGTGCTTGTATGCCATCAATATTTCTTTCTAATTCAATATGCTCATACGCATATTCTTTATCATCAATTCTTTTTAGTTGTTGCTTTATAACACTTTGTGGAAATATTGATATTTTTCTATGATCAAAGGCTTCAGCAATATTTGTTGGCTTTTGGGATATTCTCAACTGATATTGCTCAGGTTTTAGTTCATTCTTCCAAATCTTTCTTTCATCATTTATAGCTTTAAGAGACTCTTCTATAAGGGAATTGCCATAGTCATCAATATATGGCGGCATTGACCATTGTTCTGGTATAAACAGACCGGCTAAAGCTGTGCTTCCTTCTTGATCCATAAGATTTGTCTCAACAGCATAAATATCATTTGCTGTAGGATTTAGAATCATTTCTTTTAGTGGTTCACACTGATCTAAATCACCAACAGACCCTGCAGCTATAAACATCCCTGTAGTCATCATACCAGAAGACATTGCAGGACGCAAGTATTCATACGTATCCATCATTTTAGGTGCAATTCCAGCTTCTTCATGAAAGAAGTAAGTTGTTGGTCCACCAACACCTGTTGTTGCATTCTTTTCAAATGATGCACCTTGTATCTTAGACTTTAATCCTTTACTTGTTTTTCTGTTACCAATTCTTACCTCAATCTGCTGTTGCCATAGTAAAACTTTTTCTGGATTACTCGGTCTATACCAGGCCGTATGCTCATTAAGAAAATCTTTGTATTCCTGTAAAAACTTCCAAGATCCTTTATCATTAATGTAATCTTTAAGGCTTGCTCCAATTTTACAAACACTACCCTCTTCAAACCAATACTGATTTGTAATCTTTGCCATATGAAAATATGAACTTGCAATCTGACGCTTTTTAAGAATGGCTGCATGCATATGATGCATCTCAGCTAAAAGCTCATATAGTGCCATATGATATTGAGCATCTCTAACTTTAGCAAAACCATATTTCTTTTCTTCTTTATCATATATTGGAAGAAAGTTCAACCACATATAGTAATCTCTAGTTACATACCAGGTTAAATTATTATGCTTGTATATTACACCATTCCTGCACTTATCCTTTTCACTATCCCAATATTTAATAAAGTCTTTAGATCTATGAGGAGCATTGCAATAAAATCCTTGATCATTAAACGCTCTTGCCTCTTTATTAAACAAATAAGCTGTTTCATCAAAATTATATAAGCCGGGCTCCTTAAATAGGGGTAAAATAAAATTAACAAATTCTTCATCACTTTTAAATGTGGTTATTTGCCAATTGCCGTTATCATATGTTGGTATTTTTTTAGTCATGCTCAATCATGGCCAGAACCATATCAGAAGATATTAAAAGATGTTCTTCTCCTTTGTGTTGCATTTTAATTGCATTTGCATGATCAGCATATTGTATGGTACTGCCAACTTCAATTTGCTCTACACTTGTCCCTATTGCAACCACCTCAGCAATATATTCTTTTTCTATTCCAGGTTTTAATATGGTTGTTCCCGGAAAATAAATATCTGGTTGTTTGTTTTTAATTAAAAGTTTTTTTCCTATTGGTACTATTTTCATTTTGGTTTTTATTTATAATTGATCATAAGCTAATCCTTGTCCTCCTCTAACGGAAGATGTTTGCTCTTCTTTTAAGTCTTTATACGCTCCTTTAAAGGATTGCCTAATACTATCAAAGTCTTTAGCAACAGCTCTTATTTGACTAATGTTTCCATCTCTACCATCAGTAATCTGAGTGTTTGCCATATATGTTCCTATGTTGTCTAATGCTTTTTTGATGCCCATATACGCCCTTGATGTTGGAGTCTCATACATTTTTATACACATATCCAGAGCGTATCTTATTTTAGAATCTTCAGTTGACTCTTCCAATGCAATTTCCTCTACTATTATATCTTCTTTTTCATGTTCCGGTAAATTAAAAAATGGATTTAACTCTGGATTTGGACATGTCATGTAAAACAAATAAGTATAAACATTTAAATATGTATCTGGATATTTTTCTTTAATATCTTTTAAGAATGATAAAGTATAACAATGCTCAGTAGGAACAATCTTATCATTTTGTATATCAAACAATCTAACAATCATAATTTATATTTATAAGTATATTATTCTCTTATTACTAATTGATAATCTGCAACAGTTATACTAGTACTTGCACCTGTTGATTTAATCTGCATTTTTATTAGATCCCCAGTGTTAAATAAAGTTCCATAATTTATAGATATTGCTCCTACATCTAAAGAAAATCCCCCTGAGCCATCAAATTGTACTTCTACTTCACTTCCTGGCAAAAGAGTATAACCACCACCATCGTCTTTAAAAATACCTACAGTATATGTATCATCATTACCTCCTGAATCTAAGGATAGTGAAGCGTGTATTGAACAATATACTTGCTTTGTTCCATTATAAGTTACTATACCAGCACTAGATGTGGTAAACCTAACTGCAGCTTGAGTTGCAGCAGAACCTCCCGTATTAACATCTGCATAGACAGAACTTACAGTTGTAGCAGTTGCATTTGATGACAACGTAGAAACTGAACCACTTGTAGAATTTAATAAACCTTGATTAGCAAATATATCATATCCAGTAGTTTGTGCAGCTGAATAATCAGGTAAAAGAATTACAGGTACTTCGGGTAAAAATATTTTACCTGTAGTTAAACCTACAGTAACAAAGGCATTAGAAGATATAGTACCAAATCCTGTAGTAGATCCTGCTGCTATTTCAATACCATTCTGGGTTTGTTGTGGATGTATTACACAACCATTAATATTTATTGCACCAAATGATGCTAAGTTATTAGGCAATAACTCTATCATAGAACAAGCTGCCCATCCTGCTGGAGTTGGCAATGTAGTTTCATCAAACCATCTAATTAACTCACAGGATGAAATCTCAAGTTTAGATGTATCTTCAAATCTTAAACCAAAGTTCTGAGCTTTAATATAGAAAAACAAACAGTTATTTATATCTACAAGATCAAAACCTTTAATATCCATAACATCATATGTGCCTTTAAACTGACAATTTAAAAATGTAAGAACTTTTAATCTACCTACATTAAATGCTGTAACATCAATATTAGTTGCCAAAATAATTGATCCTGCTGGTCTAGTGCCTGAAAGCCTAATGCTTGACATACTAAAATTAACATCAACTATACTAAGCATTGGTCCTGTAGATTCCCATATTAAATGGTCTAAATTTCTATCTAGGCCCATAATCTCAACACCTTCTACATTGCATGTTATGGGGGAAGATATGCTTATTTCTCCTCTAATTAGGTATGTAGTATTTGCTACAAGTGTTGTAGGCAGATCAGAAGCTTGTGTAACTTCTTTAATTGTTCTACTGTTTGCAATTCTGATCTTTTGGCCGCCTGTCCACGTTAAAGTATCTGTTATTGTAGCAACTCTTCCTGACCCAATTGAACCATTATCTGTATATATACTTGTATCAGTAACACCTGTTGAAGTTATTTCTATTGCTTCATCAGCTCCAGTATTTAGTTTTGTTAAAATAATTCCAGAACCAGCAACTAGTTTATCTTCTAAAAAATCAGCTGTAGTATCTGCAGCTGATATGTTTACCTTTTCAGTACCTCCACTACTGGCTGTCATTAGCGCATTAAAATCTGACAATGTAGACACAACAACAACCCTTGGATTATCAGTTTCTGGAGATGGCGCTATTAGCTGAACATCCGTTAATAATTCATTTATTATGCCATCATTACTAACGTGCTGCCTATATGATGAAACACGATCTCTAATAATATAGCCAGGAATGTCTGCTTCTACAATTTCACTACCCGGTCTTGGTACTATTTGACCATTAATGTTTTCATTATTTATGGTAGGTATTCTAATCTTTGTTCTGAGTGTAACAGATATTACATCTTGTGCTGCCATTTTTTACTTTCTTTTATAAGCGTTATAACCTCCTTTTTTAAATAAGGTAAGTCATACATTTCAATCTTATCTATAACAGGCTCTCCATCAATGTGTTCATTTATTGGATAACCATTTTTATCGGTACCTAATTGTACAAACTTAACATGTTGAATTTTTAAGTTTCCAATCTTTAATTTAGGGTTATGCTTTTTAATAATATACGCATAAATACTCAATTGCAGAGTGTAATGGTTTAGGTTACAATCGTCCAAATGGTGAACTGGCGCAAACATTTTATTAGTTATACCCTCCCAATTGGTGTAACCTTTGCTCTTTATTTCTTTATTTGTCTTGTAATCTGTTATGTTTATGGTGCCATCCATGATCTCAACAAGATCTGCCTGGCCACATAAAGATGCAGACTTTAAATACACAAAATGTTCAGGATATACACCATCAGAAATCTTTTGAGAAGGTGCAAGTTTAAATCCATCACTATTAAATAAAGGTTTTACAATAGAAATCTGATGACCCTCTCTTTCAATTGTTTTTAAATTAAGTATATCAGTCTCTCTTTGATTATGATACCAGTTACCAAGCTTTATTGCTCTATTGGTTTCTTTATCCCAAGCATCAAGAATCTCTTGTTTATGTAAACCATACCATTTAGACTTCTTATTTTTTGAAGATTTTTCTGCTATTGCATTAGCATCAAATTTAGGTTTAAACCTACTTATAAAAGATGTTACACTTGTCCAGTTTATTTTATCCTTATCTGAACTTTCATAAACATGTCCTTCTTCTTTAAATATTACCGCCATCTCCTAGTTTTTTGTTTAAGGCTTCTTCTTCTTCTTCTGTCATTAAAGCTGGCCATTTATCTAAAGGACAAGACGATGACAATGATCTAGTCTTAAGTCCCAAGCTACAACCACAATCACCACAACACGGTTGTGTTCCTGGCACTAAGCAAAAGTTTCCATCCTTATCCAACAAGGAGCACTGTTTACAGACCGCATATCTAAGAGCCGCTTCAGCCTCAACATGCTCTTTTTTGAATATATTGTTCTTTACCCCTTCTAGTATGCTTTTTGCATTTTTAAATGCTCCTATGTATTTATTAAAGTTCATTTTTGCTTTTAAATTGTTTTCTTTCTTCTATTACTTTTTCCATCTTCTTAAGAAGCTTTTCCATTTTCTCAATTTTATCAATTGTAGAAACATACTTTTCATATCCGGTATATGCTTGTTTAGGCAGGGTTCCGATATAGCTTTTATTTTTTATAATAGATTTTTCAAGCCTTGTCTTCCTTACAGAGAATGTTCCCAGTCCATCTACAAATACCCTTGGATGCTCAATAGAAGATAACATTTTTCTAACTCTAGAAAAATAAAAATCTATAAAATCATCTACCACATTTTCATGAACGCCAATTTCATCTGCAATTCCCTTTTTAAAGTGTTTATGCTTTTTGGGATTCACTTCCTAATATTTTAAAGTCTAGAAGAACTACACCTTCTGTCTGAATGTTTAAATCAGAACTTATAGATATAGTCTTTTTATTTTTGCCGGGTTTTCCATTTTTCTTCAAAAGATTCTTTTTCTCAGCTTTAGTAATTGCATTTCTTGCAGACTGAGCGCTTTTAAAAATTTTCTTATTAGTCATAAGATCACAAAAAGCGGTTATTCCAATATTATTATTTTTAGAAAGTTCCGCTAAGCAATCTACATCTGACTTACTAATCTGTATGTTATTAAAAAAACAATAAGTTAGTATCTGGTATCTAATGACATCATCAATTGATACTTTTATTTTCTTATCTACTTTATTTACAATCATATTATAAATTTAATATCATTTCTGCTAAACGAGGATCTGGATAACAATCCATCTTGCCTTTTCTTACATTACCATGAGATAGTAGACCCCTTACCTTACCGTAATATGCATCTTCATGAAAATCAAAAGCCTTGTTAGGTCCGTATTTTTTAATCCATTGCTGAAGACCTAATCTAACATCTATATTGTCTCTTCTTGCAATGTGCTTGATAAGGTTTTCTATTTCTTTTATCTGCCTGTCAGAATACCTGTGCCAACTAGTTCGACCTCTAAAAGGATTTTCCAACTTAATCACTTGGTCATTATGAGCCTTCTTTCCAATATAGCTTTCTTGATCCGAATTAAGATAACCAATTGAACAGATTTCCACTCCAACAGAGTTACGATTCATAAATCCAGATCCCGTTTTACCAAGATGCCAGCCTATACTACCTTCTGGAAATGCTTGCACAACAAGGCCATCATGTTGATCATCACTCGTTATATAGTTCTGACCGCCCACTACAAACTCTGTACAAACTTTACCTCTGCTATCTCTGCTCCAGGAATCCACAACCCGATAAGGGTCTGCATTACTTGCAGTATGATGCAAAAACAAAAATTGATTTGCTGGTTTGCCAACTACATACTCAGATCTAGGTAAATAATATCTATGTATAAGCTGATCATATTCTGTCTTAAAATACTGTTCTAATGTATCACTATCTTCATCAATAGCCTCATTGTTACTGTTTTTATTTGCCATTAGCAGGGTCCATGTTTCATTGCCAACAAAACCATCAACAGCTATGTGATTATTCAACTGAAACTTTCTAACAGCATTTTCTGTTGTACCATCAAATACTCCTGTAACTGTTATCTTTAATAAAGATTGTAGTTTTTTTACTTCATTTCCTTTATAACCTTTCTTAAGAAAGATCATACTTCTTTTTTTAATTTGCGTTCTGGTCTCTGAGCCATAGCTTCTTCAAACTCTCTCTTGGCGGCCTCAACTTCTTCTTCTTTGTTCCCATCTTCATTTTCCGCATGCGCTGCCTGAGCCAAGAACATTTGTGCCTGCAATCTTTTAGCACGATTTTCTTCAATTTCCGTCATCAACGATTCATATTCTAATTGAACTTTTAGGTATTTGATTTGACCCTTGTAAAAGTTTGTAATTGCCGCCCTACGCTTATCAATTTCCTCTGGAGATAGTTCTTTTGGATTCTCTGCCGAATTTTCTGACATAATTATTTGGTTTTAATATTAGATAGCTAATTTATGAAAAAGGTTTAAATAATTAAAGTTTAATGAGATTATTCTGGAAACCTTTCATCCAATAGCTTCTTAATCTCAAAGCATCTCTCAAACCACTCCCGACCTTTATAGTAGTCTAGCATCATATTTAATTGAGACTTCTCTGGACCTAGATCAGGGTCAAAGGCTAGTATTGCCGTACCGCCATTATCTTCAGCATTTAGGAGATCATCAAAGGTCAGTTCCTTAAGAAGAACCCTATAAGAGTTATCATAAGCAACTTCAATGATTTTATCCTCTAATTGTATACGCTCTAGTTCATCTAAACCTTCATAGTCATCTTCATCCATATAATAATATACAAACAAAACGTGAGACCCCCCTTATAGGAGTAAATATTTTTGACCCCCCTATATTCCAGACTTTATATTTGGCATAGAGTGTACCTCCTAGCATTCTGCTCCCGGGCTAAGATTTGAGTCGGGGGACCCCCTCCTGAACTCATCAAACCTAAAAATTGTGAAAGTATGACACGTAAATTGAATTTCCTAAAGACATCTAACATTGTTGCATTCTGCAGAAACCTTGGTGCTACCAAAGTAGAACTTTGCCAGAACAAGGGTGTCTCAGAACGAACTGGCAAGGCTAAGAAGCCTTTCTTCTCTATCCCTGAAGCAGGGATCGTTGGCACTGTAAGCGCCAAAGTTGGGAGTGAACTTAGTAGAGATCTGATGATCTCTGTCTGCGTTGACCCCAACGATGAAGAAGCAGTTGAGTTCTACTTGCTACACCCTGCGGGGAAGCGGCCTGAGAACAAACTGGATGAGCTTACGGTCTAACCGTAAGTTTGTCACCACGCGAAGGGTTTATCTGTGTAGCGTGGTTTCAGTTTCTGCCACTTTAAGTCATAGCTCCGGTATGGGCTTGTGACTTAAGGTGGGATATTTATGAATGCAAGAAGGTATAACAACATGTCATGTGTTGGGATGAATGCACCTTCTTGTCTTCATACTGTCATAAAGGGTGGGTTACACTTAACTTTGGGTGGGCTCTTACTATTATTACCTTAAATTGTGATTATTTAAGGTAAAATTTATTTATTTGTGTCTGTGTTTGTTTGTTTGAGTACATAAACCAACAATTCAAGCACATTAAAACAAGTAAATAATCTGCTATGCTGTATTATATATATAGCTAAATAAAAGGTTTAAGAGTAACTCCCTGAGTCTGATCAACTCTAAACTCTAAGGTTTGTGAAGTATAGTAGCACGCCTTGAACAACTAAGGTTAAGCCTGAAGACGTGCCCTAACGTGGCATGTCAGAGCAGGGACCTTAGCTGTTTGAAGTATTAAGGTTAGTAAACCATGACAAGCCTGTGGGGCTACTATCTATTTCTAAATTGTATGGGTTATATACAATTTAGTACTAAACATCATTACCCGATGAAATAGAAGTTAGTGCGGACGTAAAAATCAGGTAGAGAATAAACTCTTAAACATACACAAATACAAATCATTAAACTCACTATGATTTGCACTCTAAGGTTAGTGAGATAACCTTATAACCTAATATGTAAGTTAAGTGCCTACCTAAGTGTATGGTCTAACAAAAATCTTAACAAAATCATATTGACTTATTAATTGGATGTAGAGTCATCACTATGCTTGTAACTAGGCAAATGCTAAAATATTAATAAGTTTACTATTCTTAAAGTACTAAGTTACTAGTCAACGTCATCATTAGTGTGTAGTACAGAGGAGAGGATACTCTATACTCTGAGCAACCGTTCACCTTGTCGAGACTTAGAGTCCTCCCAGATGGAATCAAGATTCGGTTGCTTACACACTATGTTATTATAAACTTATTCCCACTGAATAGATAGACATATCTATTAGTTTTGCTGATGAGCAGGTTTATAGCCAAAGGTGGGTGTCATTAGAAATGATAGGGAAAGTTCGAACGTAGCTCCACAGCGTGAGTGGGAGCAGAGTATATTACGTTGGTTGTGTGGGTTCAAGTCCCACCTTTCCCACAATAGAGGAGTTAACAGTCCTGAGGAGCAATGTTTACTATCGGACTAATAGTTTAAATACTATTTAAAGATAATAGCATTAACTGTAATCCTGCATCAGCTAGCTACTGATGTAGGTAAACTAAGGTGAGAATCCTTGGAACGTTTAATATATACCGTGGCTTATGTCTTTGTTATCTTTATCAACCTCTGAATATGTTGGTATATAGGGTAAGCAAAGCATTAGTGTCTAAAGAATATATTATATGAGGAAAGAAAAATCTCTATAAACAATAGTGTTTAAATACAGTTGTGTGTATTTACGTGAGCCTTCATCACGTTAAGATAAACCAGTAATGGGATAAAACAATCACTCTAATTTGGAAGAGTGATTGTGATGTAGTTAACGGCATTCAATAGAAAGGTATTATAACATCTATATTTTGGAATGGGCCTACAGGCTGATAGAAATATAGAGAATCTGACAGGCAGGTTCTTGAGATAGAAATATCAATAAGCGTTGTAATAAGTAACGGTAGTATAGTGTTGTCGCACTTGAAGCTGTTATTAAGTAATGAAACAGAGTGCTAAGAGAAATCTTGTGTTCACGTTTAGTTATTAGTGAGTAGCCTTGACAAGCAAAAGCAGGTAGGAGTAGTATCTAAGCATCTCAAAAGGATGTATGGTACAATAAACTCCAAATGCCTTCTACTAATTACCTGAATCCTTTTTAACCATGTGAAACATGGATCTAAACAAACAATAGAAAAAAGCAAAATTAATTTGGAGACTGTTGTGAGCCCTAAAGGCAACAATGGACTTATTCCTCTGTAATATGGGGACATAGAAGAACCGCAAGTTCAACTATGAAGGAATAAATTAGTATCTAGCTAAGAGAGGTGGTTCTCTCTTTATCTCGCCAGAGAAGTTGGTATGAAATTGAACTTATGACCACAACAGTAGTGATGGCAAGCATCTTAACTTGTGTCTATGTGTACTACAATCAGAAATGGTTGTGTGAGTTAGTAAGGGAAACCTTAATCAACGTGCATATAAACAGTCAAACTCTCAGCTGTTTAATAACAAATCAAGTCAAATTAATGTTTCCACTTAAAAACCCTGAACAATGACCAAATTATCACCAGAAGAATGGACAAAAAACCTTAGTCAAGATGTAGTAGTTCATTATACACAGCGTGTATGGGATGAACCTCTTACTGAAAAAGAAATAGAAGATTTTTTTGCAGGTAAAGGTGGAAAAAAAGAATATGTTGAAGTAGTCTTTAAATCCAAAGAGCGAGCAATAGAATTTGTTTGTCAGCGTGAACTTCTACCTAATGCTGAAAACTTCCATATAAATGGATTTAGAGTTCATTGGAACAAGAAACAACAAAGATTTTGGTTGGGTTTCTTGTAAGAAATAGAAACTACCTGCTAAATAGGTAGTTTCTTTTACTATCATT